CCCACCGGCTCCCAGCCTTGTTGCCCTGCCAATAGCTGCGCGTCACCTCAGTAACAGCAATCATCCGCGACCGCACCGGCCCGAAGCTGAAATCGGACGTGTTCAGCCGGTTGAACAGGTCGTCCATCGTCATGCCGGGCGTCTCGATGAACTCAGCCACCCGCTCCCCGACTCTCGCCCTGGTGGTGGCATTGATCCCGCCGGTGTTGACGCCAATCAGTTGGCCGGCATACTCTCGCGCCCACTTGGCGGCCTCCGTGTTGGCCAGCGTCCAATCGACGCCCAGCCCCATGCCGTCCACAATCGCGGCCGCTCCCGTGACGCCGGTCAGAGCACCGGCCGTCAACCGTGGTGCCATCACCGCCAGCAATTCCCGATCCTCATGCTCCCAGAACCGATCGGTCAGCCGGTCGCCCAGGTCCTCCAGTGCCTTGCGGCTCTTGGGGATCCCCGGCTCTAGCTTCGCCCGAATCCGCGCCGACTGCTCCTGGAAGAACAGCGTCAAGGCAGCCTCCCATTCCGCCTCGGCCAGGTCCTTCTCGGCCGCCAGGGGGTCCCGCTCTCCGTCGGCCGTCTCACGGATAATTGTACCAGTCTGGCGTGATACTATCTGCGGCACCGGCGGGGGTGCCTTTGCCGACTCGAAACCCGGCCGCGAAGGCAGCCTTGACCTCCTTGTCGTCAGTAGCGTCCACCAGCGCGGCCTTGATAGCGCTACTCATCTCCAATGGAATGTGGTCGCTCTCGAAATCATAGGCGGCCGCTTCCCCGGCCTTGAGCTTGCGTAATGCGATGCCCTGCCAGCGGCGGAGGTCATCGGTCAGGGCCTTGGTATCCGGCGGCTCCGGTGCCCCCTGCTCCTGCTGTCCACCGAACTGCGGCATGGGCTTGGCAATCTGGGAGACCAGCGTCTCGCCCAGTTCGCCGCCGATGGGCTCAAGGTCCATCTCCTCCCGGGCCTCGTCGAGCTTCTGAATCTGCCAGTACAGTTGCCGCTCCTTGATTTGCAATTCTCGGTCACGCGGCCGGAAGTCCTCAAATTGGGCACGTAGATTCTCCCCGTAGTAGCGCATCACGATCTGTCGGGTGATGGCGCCTGCGAACGCCAGGGCCAGGGGCCAGACGGCGCTCTCGATCATGCTGCTCTTGGCGGCCTCGGCGGTGGCACGGTTGGCCTTGGCACTCCAGTACCCCTCGGGGATCTGGTAGATGCGATCAATCAAGTCCCGGCTGAATGAGCGGAGCGATAGGAACTCCGCGTCCTTGTGGGTCATGGAGAGGTTGGTGGCGTCAACGTCGCCGGCGCGGCCGACCATAAACCGCCGCTTCTTGGTGACAAGCTCCTCCAGGATCTCCGCCCGCGCCTTCAGGTAGAGCGAATCGGACATGTCGGCCCGGAGACTGAGCAGCGTCCGCAGCGTCAGCCCCTCGTTGAACGTGTCTCGGTTCCACTCTGCGGCCGCGGTATCCCCTTCCAACTCCAGCCGGTAGGCCGTGATGGGGCTCATGCCGCGGTGGTAGTTGAACGGGTTGGGCCTCGGGATGTAGCAGACGTTCTCCGCGGCAAGGAGCTTCGGCCGCCCATCCTTCTTGGACGTGTAGGCGTACCCCCGGATGTAGTTCTTGGCGTCCGGTATCGGTTGCATCCGGTTCGACGGGAGCGGCCAGAGCTCCACGACCTCGGAGCCCGCCTGGTCGGGCACGATCATCATGTACGCCTCGCCCCGGAGCAGGTACCACCAGAGTAGATAGCGTAGCATCCAGGCGCTGCTCATAAACTCATTCGGGAACTCCCATAGCTCCTCGAACGGATGGTTGACAATGGCCTCTGTCTCTTCGCCCTCTTTTTCGACGATGCCCAGGACGCCGGCCGATAGGTTGTTGGCTATCAACTCAATGTCGGAATGCACCCAGGCCGAGTTGGTGGCGTGCCGCTGTACTTGGTCGTCGGACCAGTCCCCCCAGCCGGCAATAGTGCCGGTGCTTGGTGCTTCCCCGGCGAATACCGGGGGCATGGGGTTGCGGTCGGCCGCTTTTGCCTCGATGCGCCGGTCGATGATTCGGTTGAGTACGTTGTCCCAGATTGCCATGTTGTCCGTCCTTGGTACCGTTGCCGCCTCTTGTCGCCCACTATTCCCAGGGCGGCTTAGGGGGCTGTGGATCGCTATGCAAATGCCCCCAAAGCCGCTCAGCTGCCCTTTTCAGCTTTTCCAGTCCTACAATTCGATCTCTCAGGCGGTCTACCTCCACAGCCCGCAAGTCGCGGTAGCGGCTTGTCGAGCGCGTGAACGCCTGGTGCTGGCGTTCCATTTCTTTGATTCGCTTCTCCATTTCACGCTTGTTCATCATCCATCTCCTCTCTGCTAATGCTACCTACGCCCCGGCTTCCCACCGGGCACGGTTCATCACGCGAATCCAAACGAGACCGTACTCGGCGCAAGGTGTGATAGTAGGATCGCTTCCCCCTTGTCCGGCGATCTCCCCAGCCTTCCCTTGATGTGTTCCTTCTCCTCAATAATCACGCCGGCTGCTGACACCTTGTACCGGGCCGCGCACAGGTCGGCCACCAACTCATTCCCGGGCGGCAATGCCAATTCATCGCCTAGCTTCGGATCCAGCGCATCCCGCAATTGCCAATAGTATTCCGCCCGCATGTTGCGCATTTTGAGCTTGCCGCTTCGGTCCCGGTAGCCAGACGCAGACGACGCATTAACTGGGCACGTCTGCCCATACATCGGCAGCAGGGAATCGTAGACCGAAGAGCCAATGCCGATGATGTCAATGTTGATGTAGCCCGGCTCTTGATCCCCGAGGGCTTGCTGGATAAGCACCGCCGCGGTGGGTCCATCTACTGTCATTGACCCCGGCCAGGCGATCAATTCCGCGAACCAGTTGTCATAGCGTAGCGACATGGCCGTCTTGTCCTTGCCGCCCCGGGCAGGGTCAATGCCAACGGCCGTCAGGGGCGTATCCGGCCGCTCCCGTTCGAGCCATCGTTGCTGTGCCTCTTTGACGTGCGCAGTCGGGATGACCTGCCAGGGGTCGATCTCAATGCCGGCCGCAAAGTCACCCCTGAGCAACTGGGAGCGGAGCGGTTCTGGGAGTGCCTGTAGCACCGACCGATACCGGCCGTCTGCCATCAGGAACGGGTTGTCAGCCAGGAACGCAGGGATGAACGTGCGGGATCGGGGCACGATCGTTTCGCCATCAGCCTCTATCGGGTCGCCCGTCTTGAATTCGTGCTCTTCCCCGCCAATCGTCGCATACCAGCGCAACTCCCCAGGCGCGGCCGGGTCGGGATGCGTGTCATCCAACCAGGCCGCCCAGCGCTCGATCACCCACGAGCCGGCGTCACTGGTGGGGGGATTGCCAGTTACCACTACCCGGCACCTCTGTCCCGGGTCAGTGGTTCGGTTCCATCCAATGATGAATTCATACTGGCTCAATGCGAACTCCGTAATCTCATCAAATGCCTTCAGGTCGTGCGGGCGCCCCTGCCATTGTGATTTGTCATCCTCATACTGAACGGCCCCGAATTCGATCGTCTGGCCGCTGGGGAATGTCCAGGTACGCTCCTGCTTGTTCTCTTTGGCCTCCGTGTCACGCAATACCTCGCGGGCGCGGCGCATGATCTCCTTGACGTTCGGATAGACCCGCCGGAAAATGGCACTGTGCTGGTGGCCTTCGACTGCCATGCCAATCACCAGGTCCGTCTTGCCGCCCCCGGCCGCGCCCCCGTAGAATAGCTCATCTGCCCTACTCAGCAGGGCCAACCACTGTTTCTTGCTCTGTGGCGTCCAGAGGGCCGTCTGGCTCTCCACCCTCTCCAGGTATGAGCGCTCCGATGGCATGAGCGAGTGTAGATATTGCTCGATTGTGCTCTGGGCTATCTGCATCCTTCGTCTCTATGGGCTCTCCGCCGGGACCGCTGATCTCGGAGCGGGTGATCGCCTTGCCCATCGCCCGGTCGAGAATGTCCACGGCTGCCCGGTGCTGCATCATTGGATTGCGGCTTTCTAGTTGCTTGATGATCACCTGGGCCGCTTGTGGTAGGTGGCGCCGCAGGATTTCCGAGGTGACAATAACACCATCGGCCGCTATCAGCGACACGGCACGGTCAATGTCTGCCTTGTTTTTCCATTTGCTGACTGTCATGCGCGACCGGCCTATCCGTTCAGCGGCCTCCTTATCAAAGCTAACGTATGGGCGCACAGCCACATAGCGCAGTTGATCAATTGTGAAGTCCTTGATCAGAGATGCCAGATCCTGGTCATCTGTTGCGGTTTGTTGTGCTTTCGTGCCCATGATTGCCCTCAGTTGCCCTCTGCCCATATCGCGCTCTGTAGGGTCCAGCCTTTGTGCTGACGAAATCGGCCGGCAATAACCCGCTGAAGATTTGCCCTTGTAAGCCCCCTCTGCCTGCACAGCCTGGAAAGGTTGACACCAGCCGGAATGACCTCGCCGGTTTCAATGCTCACCAATGCTGGGTAGGGCCTCGCCAATGAGTCACCTATCCTGCGCCGGGTGATTTCTGATGTTGCGTGCCCGATGCGCGCTAGGGCATTGTTCTTGCGCCATTCTTTTCCGTATTTTCCTTCTGCGTGGGCATTCTTGGTGGTCTGCGCATTTCGCATATTCTGTTCTCTGGTTCGCCTCTTCCCCTGATTGGTTTGCGAAATTTTGCGCCTAGTCTCTTTCGAAACCTTATGCCCGCGCATTTTTTTCCTGTGCCCCTCGCTTTTTGGCACGTTGCGCAATGCGTCGCCAATCTTTCTTTTATGCTCTTTCGAAAGTTTTCTACCGCGCGTCGGTGCGGTAGCATCAACAGCGACATTGTATATTTCCCCCTTTTCGCGGGCGGTATCAAGCCACCATTGCTCTCTTTCAAGTAGTCCGTCTTGCGCACATTCTTCCAGTATTGTCAGGATAAACGCAGCCTCGCCGCGCTTCTCAAATGCTCGCTGCAAATGCCTATTTACATGCCGGCCGGCCCGAAGATCACATCTGTGATTGCTCCAGCGAAGCTCAACATTTACAGATGAGCCTATATATCTCTTGCCCTTTCTATCCTGGTTATTCTGGATCTGATACACACCGATTGTCATGTCATTTCTGCCCTAATTGCTGATTGCAGCGCTGACTTCACTTCTTTTAGGACCATAATGCTTGCCCTCAGTTCAGCATTCCGGCCGGACACCCTGGCGAACTCTAGCCGTAGGTTCAATAGCTCTTGCGCCACCCGTTCGAGCAGCTTGACCTTTCCGTCATAGTCCAGGGCCAGGAGGTCGGTGTCGGAAAGGTCGGTCATCGCTCCCTCCCCATTTATCCCAGATCACTCAAAATGCTAAACGGGGGTATTACTGCGCCCGAATAGTAAGCTGCGACCTCTAGTGCTCTGGCGATTCCCTCTTCAGGTGGCAGGTGCCGAAGCACGCTTATTGCGCCAAGGGCATACTGTCGGCCACAGCCAACTGCATCCACACCCGCGGCAATCTCGTTCACCTGGAAATCAGGGTCCACACTGTACAGCCGGCCCTTGTAGCCCACCAAAAACGAGCCGCCAGATTCCTGATTATTGTCGATCTTGGAGAAGCCGTAGTCTTTCAAGCAGCCTCGCACGGACTCAACGAATGTACATACCATGTAAGACATATCGTCGCAGTCTTCTGCCTGTAGGGGAATTGCGACTTGATGCTGCAGTAGCTGGCCCATGCGAAAAGATGTAGTGTACGCAATGAGAAAGCCGTCCCGCCGGAAAACTTTGGGCAACGCTGTCTGGCGCACCTCCCAGCCGTCGGCTGATGCAGAATCCGCTCCGATATACACCTTCCCGTCTACTACCAAACCCAATGCGCAGGTCATCCGCTCCCTCCCCATCTTTGCCCAGCCGGCCGCTCCCCCGCCCCTCTGCGCGGCTCATACCCCGCATACCCCGTCTGGAATCTTGGCGGCTCCTTGGGCTTGGGCCAGTTGGCCTTCTCCAGTTGAAACACGCGATAGCCAAGGTCGCCCACCTCGCGCATGGTCTCCTTCATGTCGCGCTGGAGGGTGGCGATTGCGTCTTGCATCTCGCAGGGGGTCATCGCTCCCCCAGGGCGTGTAGCTTGCCATCTGGTCCCAAGTAGCGTAGCCGATCAGCATTGGTCGTCGTTGTGGCTGGCGGATTTGTGTCACCGATTGGATGTGAAACCCATCCCTCCGCGGGCTCATACCCCGTCTGGAAGCGCGGCGGCTCCTTGGGCCTCGGCGCATTAGCCTCCTCCAACACCAACACCCGCCGCCGCGTCTCCCCCAGCTCGCGCATGGTCTCCTTCATGTCGCGCTGGAGGGTGGCGATTGCGTCCTGGAGTTCGTCGGGGGTCATCCGATTAGCTCCCCGTGGCGCGGAAAGTGGAATGGGACAAGCTCGGCATCGGGGTCGTCCTGATCCAGGCGTAGCGGCACCGGGGGACCAGGGCCACACGGTTCTTCTAGATCGGGACAAATTGGCCATGATTCTCTAATGGTCATGCGAACACAGTCATTGGGCTTCATCCCGGCGGGGGTCAGCCTCCTGATCTCCTTTTCCAGCGTCCCCACCCGCGCCTCGAGGTTCTCGATCTTGGTCTGCATCTGTTGGGGGGTCATTCGTCGCCTCCTTTCCCAAACAACTCCTGGTTGTCATCAAACAGCGCCAAGGATGCGAACGCTATCGCGCATACTAACGCCTCATCAACATCGCGGTATCCCATGTGCGATAGCCATTCGTGCATCCCTTCATGGAAAAGCGCCACTCGTTCTGCCTGTGGGTCCATGCCATCATCTGCTTGCACCACGCACGCGGCAAATTCACTAAGGCCCATGAGTCGCTTTTTTCCGTAATCGTCCATGAGCTTGTGCGTGCGAAGAATCTCGTAGCGCAGGGGGCCGATGTTCATGGTGTCGGTCATTCCACGACCTCCATCAGCGTGACGCCGTTGTACCGGACGGCCGCCCAGAGACTCCCAGCGAATCGCGCCCAGGTCTCGCTTGGTGTATACGTGCCCCAATCATCAGTTTCAATCTCCGCACCGGGTAGCAATAATCCCAATTTGGGATATTCCACACCCGGACCCGACCGAATGTTCAGGTGGGGAGTGCAAACTACTCGCATCCACTCATGCGGCTCCGGCTCCGGTTCAGGCTCCGGCTCGCCCCCATCCTCCAGCGCGTGCCAATCCCACTTGTCACCCGGGCAAAGCGTGGCCTGGCCGATGCCC